GCGGTGTCATGTATGGAAGCCGCAGGTATACACTTCAAACTTAACTGCCCCCTAGCAGGTGAATTTAAAATAGGAGATAACTGGAGTGAAACCCACTAAGAATGACAGAAAGAAGTTCGACTTGGACTTAGCATACGGTGAAGTCAGAGAAGAACGTGTAGCTTCTATGCTACAAGACAAGAAGATTGAGGTCAAGTCCGAGAAGGACTTATGGCAAAAGACAGGTAACATCTGCATTGAATACGAGTCATGGGGTAAGCCATCAGGCATTGATGCTACTGAGTCTGACTACTGGTTTCACAACCTATGCGTAGGGGACAATGAATACTGTACCCTAGTGTTTAAGACGGACGTACTAAGGAAGATTGTTAAGAACCCTAATAGTAAGTTCAGGTCTGTAGCGGGTGGCGATAACAACGCAAGCCGTATGTACCTAATCAACTTGAAAACACTATTCTCAAGTGATGTTATCACGGCATTTAAGGAGCTAGAGAAATGAAAGAGGCATTTGGTAATAAAGGAGGAAACTGTAGGAGCTATTCCAATCCAGAACAATGTAGGAATAACAAGGCTTGTACCTACTGTAGACAGAATCACAAGTTTAAGGAGGCAGAAGAAGATGGGGTTGGAGAAGGCGATTCAACACGGCAAGGAGAAGAGGCAGAAGTATCGGGGAGCTAAGGCAGTCTCCAAACATTGCCGCAACAACAACGCTTGCGACTACTGTAGACAGAATCGTAAGTTTAAATTTGATAAAAGGAATAAGCTATATGACGCAGAATAAACATATAAGCACGTTGGTCAACGACATATACCGCTTAATGGAGACAAAAGAGGCAGAAGAATCCGTTGATGTTGAAGCGGAGATAGAGAAGTTTGGCGAGAACATGAAGTCCCTGATGCGTACCGAGTTCGGACGTAAGAGGGTACGAGATAGCCGAACACTGCGCCTGTCAAACATTGGTCGGGACGATAGAATATTATGGAACGTAGTCAACGGCACAGAGAAAGAGAAGATACAGCCCCACACATACGTCAAGTTTATGTATGGACATTTGATTGAGGAAATGTTGTTGTTCCTCACACGCATGGCAGGGCATTCAGTAACGGACGAGCAGAAGGTGTGCGAGGTAGAGGGCATCAAAGGACACATGGACTGCAAGATTGATGGGTTAGTGGTCGATGTCAAGTCAGCTAGTTCCTATGGGTTCAAGAAGTTTAAGGATGGCACACTGGCTATGGACGATGCGTTCGGTTACGTTGACCAGATTAAAGCCTACGCTCACGCTTGCGGAGAGACAGAGTTTGGTTGGTTGGCAATGGACAAAGCTAATGGGCATCTGGCGGTACTTAAGTACGACCTGAAAGATACGCAAGCCCCTATCTACAAGTACATTAAGGGGGATATAACGGAGCGCATACGCCATGTAAAAAAGCTAGTAGGTTTATCAGAGCCAGAAATCTTTTGCTCCGATGTTGTCGAGGACGGAAAATCAGGCAACTTAAAATTGGCTATAAAGTGTTCCTACTGCCAGTACAAGAAGCATTGCTATCCAGACTTAAGGGCGTTTGCTTACTCGTATGGTGTAAAATATCTGGCAAAGGTAAACTTTGAACCGAGAGTACAGGAGATTAACCTTGACGAAACGTAAGCCCAAACGAGGCACAGGTAAGTTCAGGTCAGCATTGGAACAGGAGTTCTCCAAGGAGGTTAAGCGTCACGGTTTTGACTACGAACCCTACGGAGTACCTTACACAGTATACAGGACGTATATGCCAGACTTTGTACATGAAGATACCAAGGTTATGGTGGAGGTAAAGGGCTTCTTTCGTGTGGGGGATACCTTGAAATATAAATCTATTCGTGATACAATAGGAGTAGATGGTTGGGAATTGGTATTCCTCTTGTCGAACACCCACAAGAAGGTACGGAAGGGCGGCAAGATAACTATGGGGCAGTGGTGTGAGAAGGAAGGGCTAAAGCATTATACCCTACACACAGCACAGGAACTTGTTAAATACGTTGAAGGGAAAAAACGATGTCACACACACTAGAGGAACTAAAGGAAGCGGTAGCAAGAGACTACGATGCTGTGTTGGTTCTTGAGGAACTGCACATAACAGTTGAGGACTTGCTAGATGCTTTTGAACACAGACTAATTAGACACAGAGATAAATTCACAGAGGACGATTGTTATGAGTATTGATGATGCAACACCAGAAGAATGGAATAGAGCCTCTGCAAAGGTTGCTAAGATGGCTAGAGAGGAAGCGATTGAGCTTTCAACCAGTGAGTATGAGAAGGAAATGAAACTAAAGAAAGCATACGCAGATACCTACGGTCAACACTACGACCTACGGACACCAGACATGGATGAAATGGTGGAACGACCACCGCATTACAACTACGGTAACATAGAGTGTATTGAAGCCATCGAGGAAAGCATGACACCAGAGGCATTCAATGGCTATCTAAAGGGCAATGCACTGAAGTACCTGTGGAGGTATGAACGAAAGGGTAACGCCTTACAGGACTTAAAGAAAGCGCAGTGGTACTTGGATAGGTTAGTGGATGAGGTGAACGAGTAACATGGTAGATGTAATATCCTATGATGAATTTGTAAGGCAAGTGTTTATTGACAAGGTGGATGAATGGCTTGGGAAGGAGGTTACAGTATTGTCCTTCCCGAAATTCTCCATACAATATGAAGATTGGTTAAAGGAAAAATATAAAGAGTATATTGAGGAGAGCGTAGAATGAAACATGGTCAAACACATGGCGGTAAGGGGTCATCCACAAGACCTACAAACTACAAGAACTTTGCAGACGCATACGATGCTATCTTTAAAAGAAAGAAAGCTATGGAGGAGTTGATACCTGACGCTTCAGAAGTAGCGGAGGACTTGAGCAAAGAACTAGAGAAGGCTGAGAAGCAAAACACAGGGGCACAGAAGAAATGAATCAGTACCAAGAATTTATACACAAGTCACGTTACGCCCGATGGTTGCCAGAAGAAGGACGTAGGGAGACTTGGGAGGAAACGGTACAGCGGTACGTTGACTTCTGGCTGAACCGTAAGCAGATAACTAAGGCTGATGGTAAGCGAATGTTTAACGCTATCTACAACCTAGAAGTCATGCCTAGTATGCGTTGCCTAATGACAGCGGGTGAGGCTCTGGATAAGGACAACGTAGCAGGGTTCAACTGTAGCTACTTACATATTGACAGTCCTCGTAGCTTTGACGAACTTATGTACGTCCTAATGTGCGGTACTGGGGTAGGGTTTAGCGTTGAGCGTAACTACATCAACAAACTCCCTGTGGTCGCTGAGACTTTCCATGCCACAGACAGCCAGATTGTAGTGTCAGACAGTAAGATTGGTTGGGCGTCTGCATTCCGAGAGTTGATTGCTATGTTGTATGCAGGGAAGATACCTAAGTGGGATATGAGCAAGATACGTCCCGCAGGTGCTAGACTCAAAACCTTTGGTGGTCGAGCGAGTGGTTCAGAACCTTTGGAGGATTTGTTTAACTTCTGCGTAGGTACATTCCAAAAGGCACAGGGACGTAAGCTAACTAGCCTTGAGTGCCACGATGTATGTTGTAAGATTGCTGACATCGTAGTGGTCGGGGGTGTCCGTAGGTCTGCACTGATTAGCTTGTCCAACCTGTCTGACCCACGCATGGCTAAGGCTAAGTCTGGTAACTGGTGGATGGATGAAGGGCAACGTAGGCTTGCTAACAACAGCGTAGCGTACACAGAGCGTCCCGATTTTACGTCCTTCCTTTCCGAAATGCACACCATGTATGACAGTAAGGCAGGTGAGCGAGGTATCTTTAGTCGCGTTGCGGCACAGAAGGTAGCCGCTAGGAATGGACGCAGGGATTCAGAACAGGAGTTTGGGACTAACCCTTGCTCTGAGATTATCCTACGCAGTAACCAGTTCTGTAACCTGTCGGAAGTAGTGATAAGAGCGGAAGATGACTTAGCCAAGCTCAAGGAGAAGGTGGAAATGGCTACCATCATTGGCTCACTACAGTCTACCCTGACGGACTTCCGCTACCTGCGTAACGTATGGAAGCGTAACACAGAGGAAGAAGCCCTGTTGGGTGTCAGCTTAACTGGAATATGTGACCACTACCTGTTGGGTAAAAACTCACCTGACTTGGAACAGTGGCTAGGAGAAATGAAAGATGTTGCAATCAAAACAAATAAGAAGTGGTCTTACAAACTTGGGGTTAATCAGTCTGCGGCTATTACTTGTGTTAAGCCAAGCGGTACTGTGTCTCAGCTTGTTGATAGTGCTAGTGGCATCCATCCCCGCTTTTCTGACTACTACATTCGTAGAGTACGTTCAGACAAGAAAGACCCACTTGCTCAGTATATGCAAGCGGCAGGATTCCCAGTAGAGAACGATGTGCATAGTGAGTCCTCACAGGTGTTTAGCTTCCCCATCAAAGCACCAGATGAATGTACTAAGGTGAATGATGTAGATGCTATGCAACAGCTTAGACTGTGGAAGAAGTATCAGGACTATTGGTGTGAGCATAAGCCTAGTGTGACTGTGTACTACACCGATGATGAGTTCTTTGAGGTATGCCAATGGCTCTGGAGTAACTTTGATACGGTCAGCGGTATTAGCTTGTTACCTTATAGCGACCACATATATCAGCAAGCACCCTATGAGGACATAACTGCTGAGAAGTTTGAGGAACTAGAGGCGGCAATGCCCAAGGGTATTAAGTGGGAGGACTTAGAACACTTTGAGAAGGAGGATAACACCACAGGCTCACAGGAATTGGCTTGTACAGGAGGTGCTTGTGAGCTAGTTTAAGG